CAAACCCCTTCAACCGCTTTTCTTTATACATATATTATATCAAAAAATTTTTTAAAAGTCAACAAAAATTTTTCACCATTTCTTTTATAACTAAAAATAACAAAACGCTTACCAAAGTCCACCTTGAAAATTTCTTGACAGCCGAGAAAATTTTTGATATAATATGAGTGTGAGAAAGAATGGGAAGATAATTTCGCTTCGCTCATTATCTTCTCCATTCTCACACTCACAAGACAATAATAAAATAAGGAGAGCAATCTAACAATGCAGCATCAATTTAGTGGCTCTGCGGCTGCCGCTAATGAAGATTATATCAAAATGGATTATTCATTAGCAACGCCGCAAGAGCGCAATGAAAAAGTAAAAGAGATTATTGCTAACACTCCTGAAGAAAGATTAACATCAGCCTACTTAGAAAAATTAGCAGACTACATAGTATTTGCATTAGACAAAGAAGAAAAGAAAAATAAAAAAGTTTTAACAGACAATAGAATGGTTACAGTAAACAAGCGTGAAATGTCTTTCGAGGGATTAGTAAATAAATTAGAGAGCGGAGAAGATGGCCTCTATAATTTAATCTCAAATGACAAAAATATCATCTTTCAACCAAAAACATCAATTACTGCGGAAGACATAAAAGAAATACCTTATCTCGCAGAACTAAAAAAATCTATCGAATCAATAGAAAAACAATTAAAAACAGCAAGCGGCCGCCGCGCATATCTCCTAAAAAAGCAATTAATCGAGATGCGGCAAGACCAATATGTCATCAAAGCGGCTTACCGCAAGCCCATATACTGCATCAATGTTTTAAAATCCCTTTATAAAGCAAATTTAGATGAAAATATATGGGTCGCCGCAGATGGAAACCCAATTAGTGACGGTATAGTCAACTTCTTCAACGAGTCTCACATTTCTGCCCTCTTGCAAGATTATTCCCGCATAGTGCAAGATGGTTACGATAAACTCAATGAAGACTCTAAATGGATGATGATGGACTTAGACAACTTAATAGATGCGGCGTTGCAAAAATCCCACCCCCTCTACTATGACCTCTTGATTTACAAGATAGATGGAAGAACCAACCTTGAAATTCAGTCTCTCTTGCAAGAGAAGTATGGAATCAAACACTCAGTTGAATATATATCTTGTCTTTGGCGGAACAAGATACCTAAGATGATTGCGGACGCGGCGGCAGACCAATATCTAGACTGGCACTATACATACAAAGAGCGCGGCCGCTGGAAAAAATGCACTCGATGCGGCGAGGTAAAATTAGCACACAACAAGTATTTTTCTCGCAATTCATCGAGTAAAGATGGTTTCTATAGCATCTGTAAAGAATGCCGCAGGGGCGGTAGTGTCAAGATTCAACCTCGCCCCATACCTGCGTCAAGCGGCGACCGCAAAGGAGGTGAATAGTTTTGGCTATTGGAAGAGAAGTAACAGATAATACATCATCTCCTCTCTATTGTGATAAATGCGGCAAGACAATGCGAGCGGTTAACTTCTACACTTATAAAGATGGAAGTAAAACAGAGCTATGCAAAGCTTGTATGACGATGCATGTAAATAATTATGAGCCTGATACATTCCTCTGGATTCTTGAGAAAATGGATTTACCTTGGGTTCCTGAAGAATGGAACATCATTAGAGATAAAGCTTATCAGAAAGACCCATATAAAATGAATGGCATGAGCGTCCTAGGTAAATACATCTCAAAAATGAAATTAAAACAATGGAATAAATTGGGGTGGGCGGACTCCAAAAAAATCCAAGAAGAGAGAGAGGCTGCGGCAAAGGCGGCGGGCAAATCTGAAGAAGAGGCGGCAAAGCGTGTAGAAGCCATGGAAGAGGCATACAAGAATGGCGAGATTACAGAAGCGCAGCTCATGACTTATAAAGAAATAACCTCGCCCCCTACACCTACACAACCGGCCCCTGCCGCCGCTCCTTCTCCTCTTGTTCACTCCCCATATCCTGAAGGCAACCATCCCTTTGAAGTTGTCGATGTCCCAGACCTAGGTCAAGACTTAACTGAACAAGATAAAGTCTACTTAGCAGTGAAATGGGGAAGATTATATAGCGCGGAAGACTGGATTTATCTTGAACAAAAGTATACTGACTTTATGGCTTCTTTTGATATACAAGGAGCAGCAAGAATAGACACTTTGATTCAGATATGTAAATTATCGCTTAAGCTCAATAATGCGTTGGATAGTGGCGATATAGATTCATACTCCAAGCTTAGCCGCGCATATGATACCTTGATGAAATCAGCGAAGTTCACAGAAGCTCAAAACAAAGACAATGACACTGAGGAATTTGACAGTGTTGGCGCTATTGTTGCTTTTTGCGAGAAAGAAGGCGGTTTCATCCCAGAATATAAAATAGACGCTCCGCAAGATGTGATTGATACAATCTTAGCGGACAACAAAGAGTATTTACAAACTCTTATTCACAATGACTCAAATCTGTCTCAACAGATTGAAATGTTCTTAAAGAAGAAAGAAATACTTGAAGAACAGAAGAGAGATAGGCTTGCCGCAAGAGACAATGGTTCTTCTATTGTTGAAATGACTGACAAGGATTTGGCGGCAAGGGCTATGGCAATCCAAGATGGTATCGAGCAAGATGATGTTCTCTTGGGAATAAATAATGAAAGTGAGGAAGAATATTAGTGAGTTTACAAAATTTACTTGACTTAACCTCTTCAAGACAATCAACAAAAATAGGCATATCTGAGGAAAGGTTGCGGGCGGCGATGCCTGAACTCAGGAATGCTATTGCTTATTACAGAGTCTACCCTGATATCTTCATTGATGATATCAAGGGTCCGGATAGCCTGTTCAAGTTCTATGTGTATCAACGCGTGTTTTTGCGTGCGGTGATGCGACATAAATGGGTGTATGCGACCTTTCCTCGTGCGTATTCAAAATCATTTTTGACAATGATGAGCTTGATGTTGAAAGCGATACTCTACCCTGGAACACATGCGGCCGTGACTTCGGGCGGTAAATATTTTGCCGTGCATTAAAGAAATTTAATGTATTACTATTGCGGTATTAAGCGAGAAGGCTGTGATGCTAACTCGAACCGAAGGCTCTTGTTATTAAGAGTCAGGGGCAACGCATAGAGAGTGAAAAGATATAATCTCTCCAAGAGACCGCAACACAATGTGATAAAGGCACATTTGAGACTATCTAGCCATTAGTCAAACCTAACGAATAACGAGGGTGAAAAAATATGCTGAGCTTATACGAAAGAAGAAGTATAAGAACCAAAGAATAAAAAGTCTTTGGGATAACAACACTGAAAGAGCAAGCAGCCTTAATTGGGGCTGGGTAAAGCATTTGAATTGCTGGAACCCCCTAAAGCTTTGCTAACTAAAGCGGAAGTTGAATCTCAAACTACTAGACGTAAATGTTATTGAAAAATAGAAAAAATAGCAAAGATGACTCAAGGTGAGAACCTAAAAGTTTGCAAATGGGCAATCAGCAGCTAAGCAAAGGAGATAATAAATGAGACATAAACTCATTTACTTTGAAAGTTCATCGACTAGATTTTATAAGTAGGGGTTTTCAAAATCTCGAAGCGGATGCCTTTTATACATAGATATAAAAGATGATATAGTCAAATAGTTAGAGGAAACTCTAAATGTAAAAGCAATTACAATAGCCAAGGTTGAAGAAATCTGTCGCTTGCTTCCCGCACTCAATAACGAGATTAAGTGGGGCCGCGGGCAATCTAAGAAATCTAAAGATAATGTAAGTTATCTATTTAAAAATGGTTCTTCTATTGATATACTGGCGGCAAGGGAGAGTTCAAGAGGACAAAGGCGCCATTGTATCGTCGTTGAGGAAGCCATCTTGGTGGACGCGGACGCGCTTAATGACATAATAGTTCCTAGACTTAGAAGGTTGTGGGACATAATTTAGTGATAAATTAATGAATGAACAGTGTGAACTCTTTGGTTAAGAGGTGTGACATCAATAATGTTGCTAACGGTTAGACATTGTAATAATGCGAGACCGTGCCAAGCTTTACTCTTGTAAAGAAGGTGTAGAGACTATTCGGAGGAGAAATACGCCCGATTAAGGCTGAGAATAACCACAGTCTGAAGCGCACTGCAACTTTTTTGAAGATGGAAAAAAGTTGATGATATAGTCCAATAGAAAAATATTGACAACAAACATTGACAGACTCTTACCTGATGGCACGAAACGACCGGAAGAACTTGTAAATAAATCTCAAACGTTCATTAAACAAAAGTTAGTGACTCTATTGAGTAATCAATAGATGAAAATCCTTTGAATTACTGGAAACTCTTAACAAGTAAAGTTGAAGACAATCAGTAGCCAAGCCTTTATAATCGAGGAAGGTTCAACGACTATCCCTGACGAGGGAGTACATTCAAGCGAATGGAAGCTGAGGGCATCCTTAAAGGATGATGATATAGTCTACTCTATATAGAAATATATAGCAGTTCATAAGAGAACGTGCATAAAAGTAGCGTTTTATGTAGAATATAAGGAACAACAGCAGGATGGAAAAGTTCTTATCCGTACAATAAATTATTAGATACCTTGATAAATTCCGTAATAAATCCCGACCAATACATGGTACTAGGGGGAACATTCGAGACTCCTGTTAAGGAGGGCTTGCTTGATGCGGATTTTGTCGAGAAGTTGAAGTTGGAGGGCACGTTTAACGACAGCTCATTCGACCGAGAGTATAAAATACATTCTGTACTCTTAAAATTATTGAGAATTGCGGGGAAGCCTTTAGAGACTCTTTTGCTACAGCATAAGAATGAAATAAGTCTAAGTGCGACAGCTTAAAAAACAAAGAGTATTAGGTTATCCGCAGCCGAGCCTCAAATAGAGGAAGGTTCAACGACTAAGAACCCTATTTATGGGTCAGCACAATACACTGTGAATTAGAAAGGTTGTTATTATGAAAAACATTGTTATTGATAATATCAGTACCTCATATTATATTACAGAAGAAGGAAAATGTTATAATGAGAAGACTGGAAAATATTTAAAAGGTCAAGTAAATTATAAAAATGGTTATCTTTCTTATAATATAACGTTACCAAACAAACAAAAGAAAAGAATATATGCACATAGGGCGGCGGCCATCGCTTATATCCCGAACCCATCGAGCTTACCGCAAGTGAATCATCTCGATGGTAACAAGTGTAATAACGCGGTATGGAACTTGGAATGGGCGACCGCCGCACAAAGTAATCAACATTCTTTGGCTCTTGGATTAAAGAAATTTAAACCTATCTATTGTTTTAATAAAGATAAAGAGTTAGTTGCTATTTATCCTACTATTGCGGAAGGCAGTAAAGCTTTAGGTATTTCCGCAAGTTTAATTTCACAAGCAGTTAATAAAGAAGTGAAATGCTTATGCGGTAATTGCTATTGGTCTTATGATAAAAATTTAGGCGAAACAGTAGAATATAAAAACTTAGGAAAAGCAAAAGAAGTATATCAATATGATTTAAAAGGAAAATATATAAATAAATACCCTTCTACTGGTGCGGCAGCTCGTTCATTAGGATTATCAACTAGCTCTCATATAGGAGAATGTGCAAGAGGAAAGAGTAAACAATATAAAGGTTTTGTTTGGAGATATAGTGAAGATATAGTCTTACCTTCAATGAAAGTTGAAGATTAAAAATATATAGAGAAGTATTTGGAGCGGCGACTCTGATAAAGCTTATTTCTCATCAGAAGTATTTGATAAGCATCGCCAACTAATAACAGCAGAATATGACGCGCGAGTTAACGCAAAAGCAAAAAGTACATACTATGTCTTAGGTGTGGACGTAGGTAGAACAGGATGCAATACTGAGGTAGTTGTAATAAAAGTATTGCCGCAGCCGCAAGGTGCGCATATCAAGTCCATAGTTAATATCTTTTCTATTGAAGGAAAGGACTTTGAAGAGCAAGCGGTAAAGATTAAAAAACTATTCTTTAAGTATAAGGCGAGAAGCGCGGTCATTGATGCTAATGGATTAAAAATTTAGTCCCTTATATTAGTAATAATATAAGAAAACCCTTTTAATTGCGGGAAGGCTTTAAAATGCTAATCCGCAGCTAAGAATTAAATTTGTTTAATTAAAGTTCAACGACTATCCAAATATTGGAGTACATTGTAAGCTAATGACAATGGAAAAGGAGGGTATCCTTATAAGAAGGATAATGATATAGTCTAATCTCTTGAGAAATCAAGAGCAGTTCATAAAAGAACGTGCTTAAAAGTTGCGCTTTAAGCAGAATATAAATGTAGGAATTGGCTTCATAGACTTTATGACAAAAACACAGATAGACCCTGAGACAGGGGATGAATATCCGCCATTTGGTATTGAAGGAGGAACATTTGAAGATGTTCAAGCGCAATACAAAGATGTTAATAGAAGTGATGGAGTCTTAAAAAATGCAATGTACTTAATAAAAGCAAATGCGCCAATTAACACAGAAGCACATGCTTATGTGCATACTCAAATGGGTACTGGAAAATTAAAATTCCTTATTGATGAGAGGGAAGCAGGCGTTAAGCTTATGAGTACAAAAGTAGGTCAGAATATGACGCCAGAACAAAGAGCAGAACACCTTATGCCTTTTGTTCAAACAACAATCCTTAAGGAGCAATTATTGAATTTAGTTCAATCAAATGAAGGAACCAATATTATATTGAAGAGGAATAATAGCGGTATTCAGAAGGATAAATTCTCTGCTCTTGAATATGGGCTTTACTATATTAAAAAGGATGAAGAAAGCAGAAAGAAAAAGAAAAGTTTTTCTATTGCAGATTTTATGTTTTTTACCTAAAATTTTTTTTAAAGCGGCGGGCAAAAGTTGTTAAATTGCCTGCCGCTTATTTTAAATTACTATAGCAAGGAAGAATTTTATGAAAGGCAAGTAGATATTTATATGAAAAGCAGCAGAGGAGAAATTAAAATACATGAAATACTAACTGATGCGGGAATAGATTTTAAAGAAGAATATAGCTTTGTTGATTTAATTAGTTCTAGCGGAAGACCATTAAGATTTGATTTTGCTGTATTTGATGACGATGGAGAGTTAGATTTTTTAATAGAGTATAACGGCATTCAGCATTATGAACCCAAGCCTAAGTTTGGAGGAAAGAAAGGTCTAATCCAACAACAGTATAATGATTCAATGAAAAGGCAATACTGTTTAAAACATGGTTATAAACTGATTACTATCCCCTATTGGGATGAGTCAATTATGGATTATGATTATATAATAAAAGCAGCAAATAATTGGTAAAATTTTTCGTGAGTGGTTGCTTGACTTTTCACGAAATTTTTGATATAATATAGAGAGAATGATAAGGAGGTGTCACTTCATTGCGAAACAGATTAGAAGATATTAAAAGCAAAGGCTTCAATATAGTGCGAGGAAGTGTAGATACCGAAAATCCAAAACCCACAACAGGATATGTGGCTCCCGCAACAGATTTTGGGAAAATAAAGATAGGAGCAAAGTCGCTTGAAGATGCTGTATTAAATTTAGGCAATTATCGCAAGGTAAATCCAAGATTAGCAGACAAGACGACAGTTATGCGAGCTATTGATAATTATGACTTGAGTACAATGAGAGAAATTTCAGATTTCTTTTATAAAACAAGTGGAATTTATGCTCGTATAATTAGGTATATGGCTTTCATGTATCGCTATGACTGGTACGTTACTCCTTATATCCAAGACGAATCAATGAAGAAAGAGAAGGTTCTTAAAGGTTTTAAAGATTGCTTAAAACTATTAGATAATTTCAATGTTAAGAAAACCTTTGGAGAAATTGCTCTTCAAGTTTTGAAATTTGGCTGTTATTATGGCTATAGAGTAGAGACACATGATGGAGTTACATTACAAGAACTACCTGCTAACTATTGCAGAAGTAGATTTAATTATGGCGGCAAGCCAGCTGTGGAATTTAATATGAAATTCTTTGATGATAATTTTAGAGATACTGAACAAAGAATGAGAATATTAAAAATGTTTCCGCCAGAATTTAAAAAGGGTTATTCCTTATATAAACAAGGAAAACTACCTCCCGAATATGCGGGAGATGAAAGAGGATGGTATCTGTTAGACCCAAATTTAGCAGTAAAGTTCACCGCCAATGGAGAAGATTATCCTGCTTTTATTTCTGTCATTCCGCTTATCTTAGATTTAGATGAAGCACAAGACTTAGATAGAAAGAAAACAATGCAGAGACTTTTGAAGATTGTTATTCAAAAGATGCCAATGGATAAAAATGGTGACTTAATTTTTGATGTTGATGAAGCACAACAGCTTCACAATAACGCTGTGCAAATGTTGGGCAAAGCAATTGGAGTAGATGTCTTGACTACTTTTGCGGAAGTATCTGTTGAAAATTTAACAGATAGCAATGCCGCATCAAGTCAGACCGATGATTTACAAAGAGTAGAGCGACAATTATACAATGAAGCGGGCGTGTCTCAGAATCAGTTTAATGCAACAGGAAACTTAGCATTAACCAATTCTATTTTAAATGATGCGGCGACCATGTATAATATGCTTCTACAATTTGAAATTTTCTTAAATGATGTGATTAAGAAATTTAATACACAGCCTAAGAAGATTTATTTTAGAACACAGATATTAACAACAACTATTTATAACTATCAAGAAATGGCAAAACTTTATAAAGAACAAACAACAATCGGTTATTCTAAGATGCTTCCACAGATTGCGCTTGGTCAATCGCAGAGCAGCGTTCTTGCTAACGCGTACTTTGAGAATGATGTTCTCGACCTTGTCAATGTTTTTGTCCCGCCAATGCTATCTAGCACAATGAATGCAGATTCAGTAAGGGCACTAAGAGAAAATAAAAATATTGACGAAGAAGAGGCAAAAGTTGGAAGAAAAGAGTTATCGGATGATAAAAAATCAGAAAAAACAATTCAAAATAAGGAGGCAATGAACTAAATGCCACCAAAGATAAATGAAATTGGAAACAAGTATTTCAGATTAACCGTTTTAGAAGAAGCAGGAAAAAATTCTAATGGTAAAATATGTTGGTTGTGCGAGTGCTCATGCGAAAATCATACAAGAAAAATAGTTTCTGGTGTTGATTTAAGGTGTGGTAGAGTTAAAAGCTGTGGCTGTTTAAATAAAGAAGCTGCAAAAATGGTTGGAAAATCAAATGTGGGGTCTGTATCACAATATCGGATTGATGAGACTGGAAAACTATATGGTCGAATAAAAGTATTGAGATTTTCAAAGACTATTAACGGAAGAGCTTTTTGGGAATGCCAGTGCTCTTGTAATCCACAGAAAACTTTTGAAGTTATGGGAAAATATCTTAGAAGCGGCGAAGTTAAAAGTTGTGGTTGCTTAAAGTCTTATGGAGAAGAACTGATTTCAAAAATTTTAGAGGAAAACAATATCTTTTTTGAGAGAGAAAAAACTTTCGATGATTGTATAAATCCAAAGACAGGAAGAAAATTAAGATTCGATTTTTTTGTGAATGGCGCTTATATAATTGAATTTGATGGAGAGCAACACTATAATAAAAAGAATGGCTTTTATTCAGAAGAAGGCATTGTAAGAGACCGCATAAAAGATGAGTGGGCATTAAAGAATAAGATTCCTCTTATTAGAATTAAGTATAATGAAATAAGCAATCTGACAATTGACGATTTAGTTCTAATTAAAGGAGGTAAAGATGAATAACAGAATTAGTGTTGCTACTATTGATTCACCTGAATTTATAAATCTCAAGCCAATGGATTTAAACCCATTGATGTCTAAATGTGAAGTTAAAGTTCTTTATGTAGGACTTAACAGAAACAACAGCTATATTGATAAAGCAACAGCAACAGAAATGTCTAAGACATTACGAGGTTGTCCTATTGTTGGTCAATATACTGAGGATAAGGGAGATTTTGAAGACCATGGTGACCAAGTTATAATTGATAGTGATGGAATTAAATTCTCAAAACTGACTAAACCTTATGGGTTCGTAGCACCAGATGCTAAGGTTTGGTTTCAGTTTTTTGAAGATAAAGATGAATATGGAAATACGTGTCTTAGAGAGTATTTGATGACTGAAGCATATCTTTGGACTGGACAGTTTAAAGAGTGCGGCAGGGTTATTGAAAATCATAATCCGCAGTCAATGGAATTAGATGAAGAAACTTTGAAAGGTTATTGGACAACAGACGATAATCGAGGTGTTGATTTTTTCATTATAAATGACGCAATATTCTCTAAGTTGTGTATTTTAGGTGAAGATGTTGAACCTTGCTTTGAAGGGTCAAGCTTTTCCGAGCCTAACTTAAGTTCAAAGTTCAATAAGGACAATGAATTTACAAAGAGTTTATTCTCAATGATGAATGAACTGAAATTTGCATTAAACAATAGTAAAGGAGGAAAACCAATGCCCAAAGATATGAAGCAGGTAAATGGTGAATCTTCTGAAAATCAGAATACTCAGTTTGAAGCGGACGGTGCGGCAACCGCTGCTGAAAGTGCGGCAACCGCGAGTGTAACAGGCGGAGACCATGGTGTAGACACTGAATTGCCCGTGGGTAATCCAGATACAGGCGTGGGTTCCGCGGCAGGAGACCCCGCAGTTGACGGAAACATCTCTGGTCATGATGTAGTTAGTGAAGGTGGTGGAACCGTGCAAGGAGAAGGCCCCGCCGCAGAAACACATGAAAATGAAGGTCTTTTAGTGGAAGATTCTATTCCATCTACTCAGAAGGAATTAGAATTTGAAGCAAATGATACTGATTCTTCTTTTGAGAAAAAAGATGATGAGGATGTGGACAAAGATGATAAATCTGATTCAGATGATTCTGAAGATAATATAGAGGACGAGAAAGAAAAAGAGGAAGAGAAGAAAAAAGATTATGCTCTTCTTGAAGAAGAACTTTCAAGTCTCAAAAATGAGTATTCTCTTTTGAAAGAGGAATATGCAAAACTTTTAGCTTTCAAACAGGAAGTAGAAAATAAGGAGAAAGATGCTTTAATTGAATCCTTCTATATGCTTTCTGATGAAGATAAAAAGAATGTAATTGAAAATAAAGCTAACTACAGTCTGAAAGAGATTAAGGCTGAATTATCTATGATTTGTGTAGATAAGAAAGTTAACTTTAACCTTGAATCTCAGAACAATAGCGCTGATGATGTTCTTGGTTCAGTTACTTACAACCTTGACTCTCATCAAGCAGATGGCTTGCCCGCATGGTTGAGAGCAGTTGAGAATGTTAAAAAGAATAAATAATAGGAGGATTAGAAAATATGGCAAATTTTAAGAGAGTTGGATTTGGCCAAGTTGAGCCTAATCAGTTATCTGCTCAGAAGACTGGTCAAATTTATGCTAGTTTACCTCTTGATTCTACAGTACAGACTCTTCAAAATGGTGAGTTCATGTATTACAGCTATGCGGATGGAAAAGTAACCGCAGAGCCCACTGTAGCAGGTCAGGAGCCAATGTTGGTATTTAACGAGGTTAAGATGTATGAGCCTCAGTATCAGACTTCTTATAAGAATTTCGCAATGATTAGAGTTGGTGATAACTATGTTACCTCTGACTTGTCTCTTGCTCGTTGTTCTGAAGAGATGCAGGGCATTGCTGCTACTGTTGACCATGTAGATAACTACAGAATGGATGGTATTGCACCTAGATTGTTTAAGACCAATGTTGGTGATGTTTTCACTACTAACATGGTAAAGACTGGTGTTGAATATCAAGTTGGTAATATTTTGAAGCTTTCAGTTATTACTAATAACTACACAGACAGTCAAGGTGTAGCTAAGACTTATAAGACTCTTGTTCTTGATAAGAATGGTACTATTGACACAATCCAGTTTGTTGTTGCTAAGGTATATACTATGCCGGATGGACAGCCTGGACTTAAGCTTCAGAGAATTAAATAAGGAGGGTAAATAACAATGGAATTTAAAGATATTTTACAATTAGCAAAAACCGTTGCGAAGGCTGACCCTTCTAAGGCTGTTGCTTACAGTTTTGGTGAGAAGTCTTTTGGCTACGATGAAATGAATGAAGCTTTGAGAGCGGAGTTTGCAGCTCTTGCTCCAGACTATAGAACTTACAAGATTAATCAGAATACTATCTTTGCTTTGTTAGAGCAGACTATTGATGATGTGCTTCCTGTAAAGGTTATGCAGCAGTATGGTCAGTTCGCAGAGATTAAGACCTTTAATCAAGGTGATAAGCCTATCTTTACTCAGAAGATTACTAATGCATCTCGTAAGAGAGCAAGACAATTTATCGGTAAGGTTGGTTTAGCAGGTCTTTACGAAGTATTTAAGCTTGATGGACGCAGCTATGAAGTTGGTACTAATGCTATTGGTGGTGCTGCTCAGATTGGATTTGAGGAGTTCCTTGACGGTAGAGTAGATTTCGCAGACGTTCTTAACATTGTTTTAGAAGGTCTTGACGAGTGTATTTATGTAGAGATTGAGAAGCAGTTGATTGGTGCGGCTCAGAACATTCAGACCACACATCCGAACAATCTTTCTACTCAGACCAACTTCAATGAGAAGGAAATGGATAGATTGATTTCTATTTCAGATTCTTATGGCGGACGCTCTACAATCTATTGCACTTTTGAGTTTGCGGCTACCATGATTCCTTCTGATAATAGATGGTCTAATGAAATGAAGAATAACATGTGGAATAATGGATACCTTGGTTCTTACAAGGGACATCAGGTAATTGTTCTTCCACAGTCTTTTGAAGATGAAACTAACGCTAAGAAGGTCGTTGACCCATCTTATGCTTGGATTATTCCTACAGGAGCAGAAAAGCCTGTAAAGATTGCTTTTGAGGGCGGAACCATTGTAGATGAGTACACTAACTACGATAGAAGTAAGGAAGTGCAAATCTGGAAAAAGATTGGTTGTAGAGCGATTTTCTCAAGCGATATTTGCGTATATAAGAATACTTCATTAAAGAGATAAAAGTATTTAACTCTTAATTAGGGGCATTTTTATGCCCCTATTGAAAGAGAGGTCTTAAAAGAAATGAATTTAGATTTTTTACCTTTTACTCTAGAAAAAACTAAAATCGAAGAGATAAATAACCTTGAACTTCTTCCTTTAGGTAAGATGAATACTTATGTTGGTGATAATTATGGCAAGCTATTAATACTTGGAAGAGCACCTACTGATAAACCAAATCATAAAAGAGTTTGGTGTATTTGTAGTTGTAGCTCTCACACTATAAAATCAATTCCAATAGAAGTTCTAAAAAAGGGAACTTCCATATCTTGCGGATGCTATAGAAAAGAAAAAATGTCCAAAATAATGGAAGATAAGAGAAAAGTGGAATTATCCTTAGAGGGAGAAGTATTTGGAGATTTTACTGCAATAAAGAAGCTTAATGTGAAGAGCATTAGTAATTATTTCATTTACGAGTGTAGATGCAACTATTGTGGCTTTAAAAGAATGATACCGACAAATCAGTTGAGACAGAATGCTAATGTGTGTGGATGCCAGATTAGCGGCGGGTCATTATTTGAAAGAGCCGTTTCCAATTTATTAAGAGAAAATAATGTTTCTTTTTTAAGAGAAAAAACATTTGAAGATTTTATATATCAAGATTCAGGTAAAAAGCCTAGATTCGATTTTTTTATCGAAAAGGATAATTTGTTAATTGAGTTAAATGGGAGACAACATTATGACAAAGATATGTTTGGAAGTGATGTTAGATTACAAAGAGAAAGAGATAAAATTAAAGCCAATTGGGCTTTAAAAAATGGATTTTCTTTAATCGTAATCCCCTATTATTGTCAAAATTCAATAACTATAGATGACCTTAAAATTGGTAGTAAATATCAATTATTTTAGGAAGTTGGGGG